TCAGGTTCTCAAGGTGATATAGGTTACACAGGTTCTAAAGGTGTAATTGGTTATACAGGTTCTCAAGGTTACGATGGTTCAATAGGATATTCAGGTTCAATTGGTTACACAGGTTCTAAAGGTGTAATTGGTTATACAGGTTCTCAAGGTTACTCAGGTTCTCAAGGTGATATAGGTTACACAGGTTCTAAAGGTGTAATTGGTTATACAGGTTCTCAAGGTTACGATGGTTCAATAGGTTATACCGGTTCTAAAGGTTCTACAGGTTATGATGGTTCGATAGGTTATACTGGTTCAAGAGGATATGATGGTTCAGTAGGTTATTCAGGCAGTCAAGGATATACTGGCTCTCAAGGTTATTCAGGTAGTCAAGGATATGTTGGTTCACAAGGTTACAATGGTTCAAAAGGAGATATTGGTTATGCAGGTTCAATAGGTTACTTAGGCAGCCAAGGATATACAGGTTCAGTAGGTTATGCAGGAAGTTTTGGTAATACAGGTTACACAGGTTCTGCTTCTACAGTTATAGGTTACACAGGCAGCCAAGGATATACAGGTAGCCAAGGTTACACAGGAAGTTTTGGTTTAATTGGTTATACAGGTTCTAAAGGAAATATTGGTTATAATGGTTCACAAGGTTATACTGGAAGTAAAGGCAATTTTTCTACCACTGTTTCAACTACTCCTCCAGGAAGTCCAAATGTAGGAGATGTTTGGATTAATAGTAATACAGGTTTACAATTTTTCTATTTGCAAGATAGTGATAGTTCACAGTGGGTTCAATTTGGAGACCCAGGCCTTTTAGGTAATTTAGGTTATACTGGTTCTGCTGGTGCTGGTTATACTGGTTCTGCTTCAACAGTAGTTGGTTATACAGGTTCTAAAGGTTACACAGGTAGTCAAGGTTATACTGGTTCTCAAGGATATACAGGTTCTCAAGGATATACAGGTTCTCAAGGATATACTGGTTCTGCTTCAACGGTAATTGGTTACACAGGAAGTTTAGGATATACAGGTTCACAAGGATATACAGGTTCTCAAGGAATTGGTTACACAGGAAGTTTAGGATATACTGGTTCACAAGGATATACAGGTTCACAAGGATATACAGGTTCACAAGGTAATATTGGTTACACAGGAAGTTTAGGATATACTGGTTCAATAGGTTATTCAGGTTCATCTGGTTCAGGTGTAATTTGGCAAACAGTAAAAACAGCAAATTTTACAGCTGTTGTTTCAAAAGGTTATCCGGTAAATACCACATCATCAGTTATAACTGTAACTTTACCATCTAGCGCTACTTTAGGAGATACAATTGCAATAGTGGATTATGCAGGAACTTTTGCTACAAATAAAGTTACAATTGATACAAATGGATTAAAAATTAATGGTTCTACAAGTAATTTTGTTTTAAATACTAATAGAGAAGCTGTAACATTAACTTATATAGATTCAACACAAGGATGGTTATTAACTTCCGATTCTCAAGTTACATTACTCGCAACAGATTATTCTGTTGATTTTTTAGTGGTAGCTGGTGGGGGTGGTAATGCTGTTGGACAAGGTACTAATAGAGAATCTGGTTCAGGAGGAGGTGGATTAAGAACATCTTATGGCTCAACAAGTGGAGGCGGAGCTTCAGCTGAAGGAGCTTTAACATTTACAGGTGGAACAGTATATACAATTACAGTTGGTTCTGGAGGTAGTGGACAATCTAATGGAGGAGACAGTTCATTATCAGGCACAGGAATAACAACTATAACAAGTTCAGGCGGAGGAAGAGGAGCTAATACAGATGGTCAAGGTGGTGCAGCTGGTGGATCTGGTGGTGGTGGGTGGTATGTACCCGGTCCAGGTGGAGCTGGAACTGCAAATCAAGGTTATGCTGGTTCTCCTGGTTTTGGTTCTCCAGAATATGGTGGATCAGGCGGAGGAGCTGGTGGAGTTGGACAAAGAGGAGCTGGTGGTGGAGCTGGATTATCTGTTTCAATAAGTGGGTCTGCTGTTACTTATGCTACTGGCGGAGTATCTAATGATTTCCCATCGACAGTTCGTAATGCTAGTGGTACAACTAATAGAGGAAATGGTGCTAGTGGAGCTGGAAACGGTGGTTCAGGAGTTGTAATACTTCGTATGCCAACTGGAAATTATTCAGGAACAACAACCGGTTCTCCTACAGTTACAACAGATGGTTCTTATAAAGTTTTAACATTTACAGGTTCAGGGAGTTACACAGGATAATATATGGCACATTTTGCAAAATTAGGAGTTGGAAACGTTATTGAAAAAGTAATTGTAGTATCAAATGATATTGCAACAACTGAAAAAGCTGGAGTAGATTTTATTAATAAACTTTATAATACTAGAGATGTATGGAAACAAACTTCTTATAATAGTAATTTTAGAAAAAACTTTGCAGGTATTGATTATCAATATGACCAACAAAGAGATGCTTTTATTCCACCTAAACCTTATGTTAGTTGGATATTAAATGAAGATACTTGTAATTGGGAACCACCAGTTGCTTGTCCAACTGATGGAAAACAATATATATGGAATGAAACAACTAAAAAATGGGATTCAATTAACGATTAAAAAAATATGGCATTAAATTTTCCTTATCCAGCAAATACAAATGATAGTTATACATTAGGTGATATAACTTGGATATACGATGGCTATGCTTGGGTTATAAGTGGTAACAAAATAGGTTATACAGGTTCAGCTGCAAGCACAGGCGATATTACATTTAATACAAATATTATTTCGAGTTTAAATACTAACGAAAATATTAAAATAAGTCCTAATGGAACAGGAAAAATAGATATTAATTCACATTATATTATAAATGTAAATGACCCTATAAATGCTCAAGATGTTGCAACAAAATCTTATGTTGATTCTCAACTTAGTTCAACATCACAAGGATTTTTAGTTTCTACAATTGGTTTTCCAGCAGCTACAGGAGATTATGATTTAGCACAAGGAGAAGTTCCTTTTACAAATACTTATGATGCTTTTGGTGTTTTTCTTTCAGATTTATATGACGAGATGGAACCTAATGGTAATACATTAACTTATGATTTAAATACTTAAATAATTATTAGGTGTAATTAAAAAAATATATAAATATGATAGGAGATTAAATATAGATGCCTACAATTTTACAGTTTAGACGAGGAAATACTTCACAATCCAATGCTTTTACAGGAGCAGCAGGAGAAATTACAGTAGATACACAAGCAAAAACATTAAGATTGCATGATGGTACTACTGCAGGAGGTACTGTATTAGGTACAACTGGTTATGTTGGTTCAGCGGGTGTTGGTTATACAGGTTCAATAGGTTATACAGGTTCTGCTTCAACAGCAATAGGTTACACAGGTTCGGTTGGAATTGGTTATACAGGTTCAGTAGGACTTGTAGGTTATGCAACAACAGCAACTGCTGGTTCTACAACTACATTAACAGCATCAAGCACATATAATCAATATTTTACAGGAACATCAAATCAAACAGTTTTATTGCCAGTAACAAGTACATTGTCATTAGGACAAACATTTTTTATTGTAAATAATAGTACAGGTACAGTAACGGTTCAAAGTTCTGGTGGAAATACAATAAATGCAATGCCTGCTAGTACTAATGCTTATTATACTGCGATTTCTACTTCAGGTACTGGTACTTCTTCTTGGAATGCGTATTATGTTGGTCAACCTACTCCTGTTGCTACACAAGCATTTGCTACTGCTCAAGCAATAGCTCTTAGTTAATCTTATTATAAATATATAAAAAAGACTTAATTAAGGTATAAAATGGCTATTCCAGCAACAAGAGAAACATTAAAACAATACGCTTTACGTTCATTAGGTAAACCTGTAATTGAAATTAATGCTGATGATGACCAATTAGAAGATCGTCTAGATGAAGCTTTACAGTTTTATTCACAATTTCATTATGATGGTATTCGTAGAACTTATCTTAAATATAAATTAACTGCTGAAGATAAGACTAGATTGAAAGCATCTAGACCTAACGCAGAATCAAATACACAAAATAATACTTATCAAGACCAAACATTATTTAATGTAATTATTACAGATACATCTGGTAATTTTTCTTGTAATACAACAGGCCTACCTTTAGTAATAGGTCAAACAGTAACAATTACAGGATTAAATACAGGTACAGGAACAATATCTGGTCATATACAAAATGCAACAATTTATTATATCATAGCAACAAATGGTACAACAACATTTCAATTATCAACAACATCAGGAGGTTCTGCTATTACAACAACTGCTGGTACTCCAATAGGTTTAACTTTTGTTAATAATGCAAAATCACCTGTTACTTCTACGTGGTATGAAGCAAGTAATTATATTATTGTGCCGCCAAGTGTTGTATCAGTAATTAATATTCTTCCTTTTTCTGATAAAGCAAATTTAAATATGTTTGACGTAAGATATCAATTGCGTTTAAATGACCTTTACGATTTTGCATCTACGTCTATTATCAATTACGACATGGTGTTAAGACATTTAGATTTCTTAGATATGATTTTAGTTGGTATGAAACCAATAAGATTTCAACAACATGATAATAGATTATATCTTGATTTGGATTGGGAACATGATTTACAAGTTGGCGAACATCTTGTTATTGAGTGTTACAGAAAATTAGACCCAAATACTTATACAAATGTTTATAACGACCTTTGGTTAAAAAGATATGTTACAGCTAAGTTTAAACAACAATGGGGACAAAATTTAAGCAAGTTTGGTGGAGTTGCTATGTTAGGTGGCGTAACACTAAATGGAGAAAAAATATTTACAGAAGCTTTAACAGAAATTGAAAAGTTAGAAGCAGAAATAAGAAGTACATACGAAATCCCAGCAGCATTCTTGATAGGATAAACAATGGTAGTAATGAATCATTATTTTCAATCCGGTAACGGCATTGGAAATACATCAGAACAAAGATTACATGAAGATTTAATCATAGAAGGTTTAAAAATCTATGGTAATCTTGTATATTATTTACCAAGAACATTGGTTAATAAAGATATTATTCTAGGTGAAGATGTGGCCAGCAGATTTAATATGGCCTTACCTGTTGAAATGTATTTTGAAACTACAGAAGGATTTTTAGGTCAACAAGAAATTATTAATAAATTTGGTTTAGAAATTCGTGAAGATACTACATTTATGGTTTCTAAAAGAAGATTTCAAGAATTGGTTAGTGCAAGAACTAATTTAATTGCACCAGGTCGACCAAATGAAGGTGATATTTTATATCTACCTTTAATGAATAGTTTTTTTGAAATACTATTTGTGGAAGACCAACAACCATTTTTTCAATTAGGCAATTTACCAGTTTACAAACTTAAAGTAACTCGTTGGGAATATTCTAACGAACAATTAGCTACTGGTGTTACTATTATTGATGAAAAAGAACAAGCATATTCAATAAATCAATTAGATAATCGTTTTACTTTAGAAACAAGTTTAACGGTAAATGTTTTTGTAAATCAATTGGCAGAATCATTATTATTAGAATCAGGCACTTTAGATATTACAAATAATAGTAGTGCATATCTGTTATTAGAAACAGCAAATGAAAATATTATTTCTCCTTATGCAGATAATTTTGAATTTGATACAGAAGCAGGATTTAGTACAACAACAACAACAGATGATTTATTAGACTTTAGTGAAATGAATCCATTTGGTGAACCAGGAGGAGTATTTTAATGTTTGGTAATTTTTTTTATAATTCAGGTTTACGAAAATTAACTGTTGCATTTGGAACAATTTTTAATAAAATACAGGTTAAAAAAAATGACCCTAATGGTAATACAGTTCAAAGCATTATTGTACCGTTGGCTTATGCACCAAAAGAAAAATTTATAGTTCGTTTAGACCAACAAAAAGATTTAAATGAAAGAGAATTTGCAATTGTTTTGCCTCGTATGAGTTTTGAAATATCAGGTATTACTTATGACCCGACTAGAAAATTAACAAGAGTTCAAAAATATAGAAGTGTGAGTGCAGATACTGAACAAGCAATAAATTATAATTATACACCAGTTCCATATAATATTAATTATACGCTTAACGTATTTACTGCAAATGCAGAAAACGGTTTACAAATAGTAGAACAAATATTACCTTTCTTTCAACCAGATTATACTGTAACATTAAATTTATTACCTGAATTAAATATTAAGAGAGATATACCTATTATATTAAACACTGTAACTTATGAAGATAGTTACACTGGTAATTTTGACCAAAGACGAGCAGTTATCTACACATTAAATTTTACTGCAAAAACATATTTGTTTGGACCGGCTACTACTTCTAAAGTTATTACAAAAACTACATCAGATTTATATAGTGAGGTGCCAGGTGCAGTACCAAATCCTTCGTTAGAAGAAACTATTACTATAACACCAAATCCTGCTGATGCAAAAGCAGATACAGATTTTGGTTTTACTACAACAATTGAAGAATATAGTGAAGGATTAAAAAAAACTTTTAACACTACAAAATAGTATATTAATTATATAATAAATAGTATTATGACAAAGCTTGAAGATAAAGTTAATGAAATATTAGGTATCGAATCTAAAGAAAAGCCTACATTAGAATCTATTGTTAAAGTTGATAATGTTCCTGTACCTAGAGTTGAAGATACTACAAAACCTGATATAGATAACGATTACAAATATAGCAGAGATAATTATTATAATCTTATTGAAAAAGGTCAAGAAGCAATTGAAGGTATTTTAGAAATTGCAAAAGAAGGACAACATCCTAGAGCATACGAAGTTGCTGGTGCTTTAATTGCAAATGTAGCAAACACAGTAGATAAACTTCAAGATTTACAAAAAAAATTAAAAGAATTAAAATCAGTAACTAAATCAGCATCGCCTCAAATTAAAAATGCGTTGTTTGTAGGTAGTACAAAAGATTTACAACAAATGTTAAAGAATAAAAATGAAAATATTGAAAGCACTCAAAACACAATCAAACAGTCAGATATTTCAGATAAGTAATTTGAAATACATGGTAACTGAAACACCTAATAATGAAATACTGCAAGGTGCGGATATGATTAATCCTATAGAAGTGATTGAACATATTAACGCCAAAAATAGACACAGTGTTTATAAAGGAGTAGATATGGTGTTGGCTGCTGTTAAATTAGGTTATACTCATATAGAAGGTGTTGTAGTAAATGATTTTGTATTTCCAAAAGAATATAGGAACAAATAAACATGAATGAAAAGTCTTCCGTATATCTAGGCAATCCTAATTTAAAAAAAGTTAACGTACCTGTTGAATTTACACAAGAACAAATAATAGAATTTGATAGATGTTCTAAAGACCCTTTATATTTTATTCAAAACTATGTAAAGATTGTTTCGCTTGATGAAGGACTTGTACCATTTAAAATGTACAACTTTCAAAAAGAAATGATTGGTACAATGCACAACAACCGTTTCACTATATGTAAATTACCAAGACAATCAGGTAAATCAACTACGATAGTCTCTTATCTATTACACTATGTTTTATTTAATCCAAATACTAATGTTGCCATACTTGCAAACAAATCATCTACTGCAAGAGATATATTAGGTAGACTTCAATTAGCTTATGAAAATATACCTAAGTTTTTACAACAAGGTGTATTAAATTGGAATAAAGGTAATATAGAATTAGAAAATGGTAGTAAAGTGGTTGCTGCCGCTACATCCTCAAGTGCAATTCGAGGAGGTTCATATAACGTCATATTTTTAGACGAGTTTGCTTTCGTACCTGCAACTATTGCCGAACAATTCTTTAGTTCAGTATTTCCTACAATATCATCTGGTAAAAATACTAAAATGATTATCGTATCTACGCCACACGGTATGAATATGTACTATAAGTTATGGACTGATTCTGTTAATAAACAAAACGATTATGTTCCTATAGAAGTGCATTGGTCAGAAGTTCCTGGTAGAGATGAAAAATGGAAAGAAAATACAATAAGAAATACCAGTCAAGAACAATTCAATCAGGAATTTGAGTGTGAATTTTTAGGTTCTGTTGATACTTTAATATCCGCATCTAAAATTAAAGTAATGCCTTATATAACACCATTACAATCACAAGGTGGTTTAGATATATTTGAAAGACCAGATAAAAAGAAACTTTATGTTTGTACTGTTGACGTTGCACGAGGAATTACAAAAGATTATTCTGCATTTATTATATTTGATGTAACTCAAATGCCATACAAAGTAGTTGCAAAATATCGTAACAATGAAATTAAACCTATGGTGTTTCCAAACATTATACAACAAACATGTAAAGGCTATAACAACGCTCATGTATTAGTTGAAGTAAATGATTTAGGTGGCCAGATATCAGACGCATTACAATTTGATTTAGAATATGATAATATGTTAATGACGACACAAAGAGGTAGAGCAGGTCAAGTATTAGGTCAAGGATTCAGTGGTCGTGGTAGTCAATTAGGTATTCGTATGACTAAACAGATTAAAAAAATTGGATGTTCTAATTTAAAAACAATAGTTGAAACAGATAAACTTATTATAAATGATTTTCATATTATAGGAGAAATGTCTACCTTTTCACGTCAACATAATTCTTGGAAGGCAGAAGAAGGTTGTAATGATGACTTAATGACTTGTCTTATTATATTTGGTTGGTTATCAAATCAAACATATTTTAAGGAATTAAGCAATTCGGATGTTCGTTCTAAGTTGTATGAAGAACAATCTAATATAATAGAACAAGATATGGCACCATTTGGATTTATTGATGATGGTATCACAAGTCCAGAAAATGAACCATTTAAAGATGAATATGGTGAAGTGTGGCATCCAGTAACAGTAAGAAAAGGTGAGTAAAATAATGGAAAAATCTTTCAAAAACATGCGTTTTATAAATAGATACAAGAATGATAACCTTTGATTATGGGCGTATGAATAATACGAATTTTGGATTATATATGTATAAATTAGCTAATTAAAAAAGGAGAAAACCTAATGGCATTTCAAGTATCACCAGGTGTTCTCGTACAGGAAAGAGACTTAACAAATATTGTTCCTGCGGTATCAACAAGTGTTGGTGCATTTGCAGGTCAATTTTTACAAGGTCCTTTAGAAGAAGTCGTAACGATTTCTAGCGAAAAAGAATTAGTACAAATTTTCGGCAAACCTAATAATGACAACTTTGAAGGTTGGTTTAGTGCTGCAAATTTTTTACAATATTCTCAAGCTTTAAGAGTAGTACGAGCAACTCAAACAAGTCTATTAAACGCTACAACTAGCGGAACAGGACTATTAATTAAAAATACAACAGACTATCAAAATAACTATTCTACTGGTCAAGGCACAGTAGGAACATTTGCTGCTAGATCAGCAGGAACATGGGGTAACGGTATTATCGTATCAACATGTCCTAGTGCTACAGCATATCAACAAGATGGTTTAACTACAGTTAATGACGCAGTAACAGCTGTAGGAGACACAACATTAACATTAACTTCAACATCAGGCATTCGTGTAGGTGATATCGTAGAGTTTACAGATACAGCTGCAGGAACAGATTATAATGGTTACAGATATAAAGTAACTGCTGTTTCTTCACCAAGCGTTACTTTTGTTAGAGCTGATACATTATCTGGTGGTTTACATGAACCAGTTACTAATGGTGCTAACGTAAGAAGATTTTGGGGATACTATAATTTAGTAAATGGTGCTCCAGGAACTTCTCCACACACAGCAAACTTAAGTGGTTCAAATGACGAAATACACATAGTTGTTATTGACGGACTTGGAACTATAACAGGAGTACCAGGACAAATATTAGAAACATATTCTAAATTGTCTAAAGCTTCTGATGCTTTATCAGCACAAGGTAGTTCAAACTATTATCCAAATGTATTATTTGCACAATCAAATTATATTTTCTGGATGGATCATAATGCTGCTGGCGCTAATTGGGGCACTACAGCTGCAGGTAAAACTTTTACAGCAGTAAATATACCTTCACTTGAAACTTTAGCAGGTGGAACTGATGGTTCAGTAGTAACTGATGGACAAAGATATACTGCATACCAATACTTTAAAGATTCAGATAACATAAACGTAGGTCTATTAATTGCTGGTAAATGTACAGCAGTGCATATAGATAATATGATTACTGTTGCTGAAAGTAGATTAGATAGTATTGCGTTTGTATCGCCATTGGCATCAGACGTAGTAAATGTATCTGATTCTTATCTTCAATTGCAAAATGTAATTAAAACTTTTTCAACTGTTAGATCATCATCTTATGTGGTGTTTGACAGTGGTTACAAGTATATGTATGATAGATACAATGATGTTTACCGATATGTACCTTTAAATGGTGACTTAGCAGGTTTAGCAGCTAGAACAGATTTAGTTGCTGATGCTTGGTATTCTCCAGCAGGTTATAATAGAGGTGGTATCAAAGGCGCAGTGAAGTTAGCTTACAACCCATCAAAAACAGATAGAGATGATTTATATCAAGCTCGTATTAATCCAGTAGTAACTTTCCCTGGACAAGGTACACTGTTATTTGGTGATAAAACAGGTTTAAGCACACCATCTGCATTTGATAGAATCAATGTAAGAAGATTGTTTATCGTATTAGAAAAAGCAATCTCTACGGCTGCTAAATTCCAATTGTTTGAATTTAACGATGAGTTTACTAGAGCAAACTTTAGAAACATCGTTGAACCATTCTTACGAGAAGTTCAAGGTAGACGTGGTATTACTGATTTCAAAGTAATATGCGATACATCTAACAATACACCTGAAGTTATTGATAGCAATAATTTTGTTGCTTCAATT